TAGTGTCAACTTTGCTTGTTACACTTGCTGTCAAGTTTCCTGTAAAGCCATCAACAAATTGTCCACCTCTAAAGGATTGTTTATTCACTGATTGACTAAAACTTGAACTTTGTTGGCAATACGGACTCTTACTTAACACTTGACTTTCTGGATCAAGCACCATCATAAATCCGCCATGGCCTTGTACACATATTTGTCTTATAATATTACTGTCACCACATAAAAACACATCCATGTCTTTATTATTTTTTGGTGGGTTGTAAACGGACCCTACATCATTTTTTTGTAAAATTGCCTTGATTGTACTAATCTGTGATGCTATACGAGCACTGGATCCGGTTTCACCTGGATTAGATGCATCTTTAGTTTGTACTTCAGTTCCACGTTTTGTCGACAGTGTGGTATTGGTGATAATTTGTTGGGCCAGTGTATTAACGTATTCAATACCAGCAAGTGTTTCAGTTAATTGAGTTGTAATTGCAATTAAAGAATTACCTAAACTTGTTGCACCTTTAAAATATTGCTCACCTGCATTTAATGTGCCGTCAATTAAGCCAGTACGCAAGTCACCTGCCATTGAATCAACAATAAGCCCAACGTCTCTACGACACAGTGTTTGATTATATGTTAAACTTGGGTAAGTAAAGTTAATATACCTAACAACTTCGTCTTGAATTAGTGCTTTATTAGCAGCCAATAATGTAGCGGCTTTGGGATATTTGTCCTCAATATCTAAAATTAATGTATTTGCTATCTTATGTGGCTTTTGTAAGTAATGACTACCATAAGTTACTGGTTGATAAATCGTCCAGTTGCCAGACGTAACTGCACTTAAACTAGAAAACTCATCGTGTAAACTTACTGCAAATGTTGTGCTACTAGGTATTGATGTTATCACACCTTCTGCTGGTGGGTTTGATGTTCCTTGACTTGCAGTTATATATGCACCAACCCAATCTGAACTAGTGGTGCCAGACCCAAGTGTAATAGTAATTTCACCAGATAACTGACTTGGTGTAATTGTTGTTGCAGTAGCAAGATTGGCACCAGTGTTGGCCAATACTCGCATACCATCAAACACTTTATCTCTATAAAACGGAATTTCAGACCATTTGGATTTTGAAACTCGATCTTTAGGACGGATAATTGTTCTACGCATTTCGTCACCAACAATGGCAACGTTATTGGGCAGTCTTATAGGATAGTCTTCATAATAGATTCCACTTTCCACATTAATAGTGATGTTTAAATCTTTTACAGATTCACCAAAAATTAATTCTTCATTTAGTTGATATGTTCCGCTAACTATGTCAACGTCAAGATAGTCTTCGCCAGTAGCAGAAGATCCGTCAGCACCATAATAATAAATGATGTTACCTCTGGCATCACTTGACACACCCTGTAATAATTTTCCTGGAATAATATCTGTATTAATAGTACTACCTTGATCTACTCTAGCGCCGCCATTATTACTAAAATATAGTCTAGTATAGCCGGCCGGACTCGCTGTGATTTGAGTAATTTTTGATGTGTATAATCCATTACCATACGCAATTTTTTGTTGGTATGGTCCAGGTTCTGGTTGTGATTCTCTTACTAATCCTTCTGCATAAACACACGCAGCCTGTAAAGTTTTAAATGCGTAGGCTAATGCACGACCTTCTTTTCCTGGCGGAGTATTCGTTTGTGCATCATCACCAGTGGTTGCCACAAACAAATTAATATTACTTGCAAATGATGAATTATCAACGTAATATTTTGTTGCGGCTTGTAAGTCGTCACTACCATTTGGAGTTCCGGAGCCAGCTAACGCACCTGGGTGGTCACTTAGAGTAAGTGAACCAGTCATTGTATCACCTTGGCGGCGAACAACTGACTTTCTTGGCGTAGCTTCGTTACTTAACCAGTAACCTTGTAAATTAGCATCGTAAAATGCATCAGTGAGTGTTTGTGTTCCACTTCCACCACTTACAGTAATTCTATTTGTGCCGTTTCTAGCATCAGTAAATGTTGGGTGAACACTGAGTTGTGAACTACTTACATACTTGAAATAATAAACTGGTTTAGTTACACCGCCTGATCCAGTAACAGCAACGCCATTGTAGTCAAACTTTGTTCCGGCTATGCTTGCAACAGCACCTAAACTGGTCCAGTTGGTAGTTCCAACAGTTGATATGACATATGTCCTACCATTAACCATACTGGCCGCGGCCAATGTTGATAATATATTTGTTGCGTCAGTGCCAGTTGAATTATAGGTAAATGCAATGCCGTCTACACCACTATCATAACCATGGGATGTTACACTTGCGTTACCGTCAACAAATGCTGATATAGTTTTTGTGTAGCCACTTGCATTGCTTGGTTCATCTCTTAAACGAATTTGACCAGCACTCGACCCACCAGTTTGCTGGATATATCGTCTATCTGCATAGCCTTTGTTAATAACTAATTCATCAATGGTTACAGTAGTACCAGTAGGACCATACACTGCATTAAATTGTGCCACGGCTGTTGATGACGGATCAGCAATTTTAGCCAATGCAAACCCACTGGCATTTAGGGGGTTTGATAGTGTTGGGGCAGTGTCTGCAGATATTCTTCCACCTGAAGATGAAATGGTTATTTGATTTGGGTCACTCTTGTCAATGGTAATACCATTGCCTTGGGTTAGTGTTCTAGCTAATATAGCTGTGCCAGCATCATTGGTTGTTAGTATTTTATTTGAACCATATACATCAGGAGTATCGCTTAAATCACTAAACTTAATAGTGCCACCAGATCCAAATATGGCGTAAATCTCGTTAAAGTTTTCATTAACTTTTCGGAACGATTCGCGGATACTGTCGCCAGTTCCGTCATTACCCTGTACACCTACATTAATTATTTGCTTGCTCATATTACTGTCCTATATCATCAGGTACGCTAAAACTAGATCCACAACCGCAAGTGGACTGTGCGTTTGGGTTTTTAATATTAAAACTTGCACCTTGTAAATCTTCTTTGTAATCTATCTCAGCCCCAGTCAAGTATTGCATACTCAAAGCATCCACAAGTACTCGAAATTCGTCTAAAGGAAATTCAAAATCGTCCTCGTTCATTTCTTCATCAAATGTGAATCCATAGCTCATGCCGCTACACCCACCGCCTTGTACAAATGTACGCAATGACAGCTTTGAGTTATTTTCCTCGCTTAAAAGGTCTTTGATTTTTGTTTTTGCTGATTCAGAAATAGTGATCATAATGTTCCTCGATATGATATTTATCGAAACACTTTTATAACCTTAATGTAAATACAATTATGTTTTTAGCGCAAGAATATACAACTCAAACTCACACTAGAAAAAGTAAATTGGGCACGGATCACACCTACAGTAGGGAAAGGACTGTGCTGTTATTTCGTTGTGACTCCTGTAATGAAACGTTTAAAAGAGAAAAGGGCTCAATGGATCCAAAGCGAATCAGCAATAACTACTTTCATGTATGCTCTAACTGCGATCCTAAAAAATTTGCCCAAAAAAAGGGAGTCGAAAATAGACTCCTTTGGGATATGAAAGCCAGTAGCTTGGACGATGTTTCTAAACTGTAGCCAATCTTTCGTTGACCACTTCCCAGTTAATAATTTTCCAAGTATTTTCTAAATACTTTTTCTTATCGCTTTGATAGTCCAATGCCCAGGCATGCTCCCACCAGTCAATTAACATGGCTATGTCTTTACGTATTTCATGATTCACAATGGTTTTGATACCGCCATTCAAATCCATGTAAACCCAGCCGCTACCTTGTATACTCATGGCTTGTTTTAAAACTGCTTCTTTGAAAGCGTCAAAACTTTTGTATTTTTTGTTGATAATTTCAGCGGATTTACCAGTGGGTGGATTTTTTGAACTGGGTTCTTTTAGTCCTGGAAAATACAAGTTGTGCAAAAATGCACCAGCTTTATTGAACTTATCATCACCCTCACCTTTGTTAAATCTATCCACATAGGCCTGCGCTAGATTGGCATAATGATAATTTATAGTTTCCTTACTGATAACAGGACTAAGACCATCCTTACTGTAAGGTAGCTTTAATAATTCTAACTTTTCTTGCTTTCCTTCAAGAATTGCTAGATATCTTTCAATTTCATTATCCATAATTTATTTAGTATCATAAATAGAATTACAAGGGAGGAACACCAAATGTTCAAAGCAATCAAAGAGTTTTTTGTAGGTAAGCCTAAAGAGGCACCAGTAGTAGAATCAGCACCAGCACCAGCACCAGCACCAGCACCAGTAGTAGAATCAGCACCGTATAAAGTGCCTGAGCCAGCAGCCACTACGCCAATTCCATTGGTAGTAGAATCAGTTGTTGAAGTGCCGGCACCAATTGTTGCAGAAGTTGCTCAAGTATCAAAGACCACGCCAGCTAAAAAAGCACCAGCAAAGAAACAACAATACACTAAGAAAAATTCAGCACCACGTGCGCCAAAAACGCCTAAATAATATTAGAAGTTTTTGCCTGCTCATACAATGCAAAACTAGCTAGATTTTTTCCTTTGCTTTCACACATGATATCGTGTGTGTTTAGAAAGCTCAACGCCCATTCGTTGGTTACTGTATTCCAGTAAAAATCTGAATGTGCTCTGAGCTTTTGTTTCTTGTATCCATTTAGAAGAAGCTCTGAGTGAACAGGTGCTAGATCAGTGTCGTGATCCACAAGATAATCTTCACGAGATACTGAATAATGCATAGTAGGGCGCAGACCACGCCAACTATCCACGACACGCTTAACACGATCGTCTGTTGGATTGAGATATTCCCCTTCACGAATCCAATGATGGTGTACGTCGAGTACAATAGGAACGATGTCGCTAATAGTAAGACAGTCATCTAATCCCCATGAGTTTTCTTCGTTTTCAATTGTAATACAATTCCGGGCTTCGGGGGTAAGGCGTTTGTAGGCAGAGCGTATGCCTTCGGGACCTTGTTTACCCGAGATGTGTACGTTGATTTTAAAATCCTGGAAGGATTTACCGTAGCCCATGTAGCGTGCCATATCAGCATGATATTCAAACTCCTCTATTGATCTTTCGACAATGCCTTCGTTAATACTAGCAAGAACAGTAAACTGACCAGGATGCATACTAAGACGGGTATTGCTTGCACGAGCACTAGAACCAATAAGGTAAAAATTGCGCTCAAGATAGTCAACAACGTCAGGCCTACGCCAAAAATAACACCAAGTACGCTCAGTATAAGCGGGGAGAATATCACTGCTAAGACGCACCATACGAAGATTTTCATTAAGTTCCCCTACCTTGTTTACTAATTTTTGTGTAGCTGTTAAATTTTGAACCATTAAGTCCCATAGCTTTTGCTCTGCAACTTCTTTTGTTTGTCTATTTAACCAACTAATAGTGGTGGCTCCAGTGTTGTATTGTTTACAGTCATCAGTGGGTTTGATACCTTTAACTTGTGAAGGGTCATCAATCCATTTGCAGGCAAAGCCTATACGTTTAATCACAATCTGCTTTCTATGTTGTTACGGACAGTTATATTATAACGCAATAATTGGTACATGTCAACACCAGTTTTTCACTATGATCGGATCTTTTACTTGTTGTGGTTTTGGATCACCGTGAAACACCAATATCGATGTTGCATCTTTTATTTTTGGTTCAACAATTGACGCAAATTTTCTATCTCTACCAATTCCAATAACATCATTACGTTCACGCACTTCCCATTTATAACTTTGACACCATTCATCAGGCCAAAAATCAAACCCGTCTTTAATTTGGTCATATAACCAATCTTGGTCACCGTGAAGCCTTTTGGTAATAGATAAGTCTTGTATTAGGTTGTCCCATATATGGGGCATGGTCCTTGATTCAAATCTAAATATAGAGCTGTTAAATCTTTTCCAATCTGGAACAGTTGATCTTGTAAAGTCTCTAATAATACAAAATTTACCCAAACTGTAATGCCAAAACATATCAATGTTTTTTACAATAACAATATCCAAGTCTAAAAATAGTAATTCGCCAGTTAATGGAAAATCTCTACTAAACACGTAGGGCTTGTACCACCAACCTTGCAAACTAGTTCCAGTTGGTAATGATATAACTTTTATTTCAGGATTTAATCCAGTTGGATCTTCAGTCATACAGGCAAACCCAACGTTGCCAGTTGTATGCCGTTTGACCATATTGTAAAGTCGATTTACATAGTCAGCATTATACTTTGTTCCATATTTTAAACATATGGCCCAACGTTGGAGATGCTCATTACCTACATTTGAAATTTTTGAAATTGCTTTTTCTAACTTGGCTTGAGCTTTTTGTGCTTTACGCTGTTCTTTAGTTAAAATTTTTAACATTACTATGAATAAAATTTAGCTGACTTATTAATACTCTTAGATCTCGTAATGGAATCATATTTGGTCCATCACTAGGAGCCTTATCAGGATTTTCGTGTGTCTCAATAAACACAGCACTCACACATCCAGTAGCTACCGCGGCCCTAGATAGAAAGGGAACCATTTTTCTGTCTCCCCCAGATTTGTCACCAAGACCTCCAGGTTGCTGGACACTATGTGTACAGTCAAAAACCACGGGATAACCAGTACTTGCCATAATAGGTAAACTACGCATATCGACCACAAGATTATTGTATCCATGACTATATCCTCTTTCACATAACATTATATTGTCGTTGCCTGTTGAAGCAATTTTTTCTGCAACATTTTTCATATCCCAAGGTGCTAAAAATTGTCCTTTTTTAACATTGATAGGTTTGCCAGTCGCACCTGCAGCCAAAAGTAAATCAGTTTGTCTGCATAAAAATGCGGGTATTTGTAGCATACTAACTGATTCTGCTACAATGTCTGCTTGTGATGATTCGTGTATGTCTGTGATAGTGGGCACACCCAGTTTGTTGGACACTGTTTTTAAAATTTCCAACCCTTGTTCCATGCCCACACCACGTTTAGAAGAAACACTTGTTCTGTTAGCTTTATCAAAACTACTTTTATAAATGAACTGAACATTTAAATCTTTGCAAATGCGTCTTACTTCCAACGCAATGGCCATGGCATGAGTCAGATCTTCAATCTGACACGGCCCAGCTATAACTGTTAAGGGTTGATTTTTGTCAATTTTAAAATGTTCAAGTTCAATTGTTTTCATATTAGTCAATAAATTCGTTATCTTCGCGAGCGCCTTGACGTCCAGCCATGTTGTTATCAGTTTCACGAACTTCTACACGAGTACACCAAACACGGTCTGCTTCTGCTGTGCCACAACTTGGCAAGAAAATAGTGTTAATATATTCGTACAAGAAATCAGCAATACCTTCACAGCCAGTGCGCTCAACTTCTGTAATTTTAGCAAGGCCAAGTTTGCCCAAGTTAATAAGTGCATCACGATGTGGATCGTCTTGTGCTACTAGTAAAGTATGATCAAACCACTCTTCTAGTTTGTCTTTGAGTGGGCGTAATCCACCAAAGTCAGTTACCCAATTACGGGCATCTAGTGTATCAGCCTCAAATTCAAAATGGAATGATAGTGCGTATCCATGAATTAAATTACAATGACTATCTGCCCGCCATTGACGATAACACACTGGTCCAATTTGATTGTAAGTCTTAGTACTAAAATATTTTTTTGCCATTGTTTTCTCCTTAAGATTAGCAATGACATGCAGAGTTTATATTGCGGGATGAATGCCTAAGTCCGCATAATGTATATTAACATTAATTGTTTTAAAAGTCAAGTTCTTTGTGTCCATCCACTCACTTGGCATTTGCCAATTCTCAACATTGTGTATGACAAAGTTGATTTCTGGAAAACAATCATAAATCCTTTTTAAATGGTATAACCAATAACTATGATCAACTGGTGTATCTTTTGTTTTACCATAATTCCTTGTGTCTTTATACACATTGTTCAGTTTATTATTTACACTATACAAGTCAAAGCCCAATAGATTTACAGTTTTTGGATTCATGTAACAGGCAATAACAATGGCAAAAGGACCAGTATTCCAGTGCCAAGGGTCGTCGCGTCTTTCAGGACCTTTGTATGGTAGTTCTGGTAGTAGTTTTACGTTGGGATATTGTGTAAAGTCACCAATCCAATTTGGTCTAGTGTAGACTGGTATTGATGTGTAGTCAGTGTTGGCAACAATTTCAGTTACCATGCGTCGGTCCACTGCAACTATTTGATCACAGACAAACTCTCTGTGTATTGCATTGCATCCAATTATGTGTGAGTCGATAGAATGTAAGTCAAATGTTTTTCGACTTTCACCATTACCTATGACCCAAATTTCATTGTGAGACGATTTGTCCAAATGGCAACCATTCACCGGGCGTTCCTTCTCTAATGCAAATCCATCCAACATAACTTGTAGCTTCAGGCTGTGTATTCCAACAAATATCGCCCACACTGTATCTTCCTGAAGACGGTATTGTTGTACCTTTGACAAATTTCTTACCATTTAAGTTAACTGCCCCGCCAACAGTAAATGCCACATCACTTTCTGGATTTGAGACACCAACACTTACTTGACCGTACATTGAAACTCGTCTATTGGTATTGTGTCTGTTACCCAGTTCAATGGCTCCATCACTTTCTATTTTAAATTCTTGTTCGCTATCACAGTTTATTGTAAATGACTCAGCTACGCTTAGACTATTACCAGTAATTGTTAATTGATTATTATCATTAAATTTAATGTGATCACGTGTCAATACAATTTCATTATTTGCACCAACATTTACAACTGTGCGTAAGTTTGCTTCTCCACCAACAACCAAAGATTCTAGTGCGCCTACTTTTGTAAGACTACTACTTGTAACACTTTCACCTAATGCGTTTTTGCTTAATACAATATTACCGTTAATTGAGTAATATTTTTCATCTGATAAATCTATTGTTTCACTTGACCAAATTCGATCTGGATTGGCGGCATAGGTAAACTGTCTATTTGAATTATCTTGACTCCAAACAATTCCAGTACCGTAAATTGTACTGTCTTTTGTGGCCTTAAAATATAAGGGTTCAGTTTTTGCATTATGATTTACAAGATCATCTACTTCTAACTTACCATAAATTCTAACCACAGCATTTTTGTATTTGGCATGTCCAATATCAATCTCGCCAGTACCACGTAGAGTGATCCTTGCAGTATTGTCCGTGCCTAATTCTAAATTAGTATTGTTAAACGTGCCAACATAGCCGTAGTCGTTTTTGTAACTGCCCAACACTAGGTCAACATTGTTTTCTTGTATGCCTATGGATCCATTTGGGCTGTCTGTGTTGATACCTAAACGTGAGTGAATGTGATTAAAAAACGCCCATTCACCAAACGAAACCGCACCCGCTACCTGAAGTTTATGTAACTTGCCCACTGTTTGTAAATTACTGTGAACTACACTACTGCCTAATTTTTCTGCACTTAGTACTGGAATTTGATCTATACAATAAGAGCGTTCGTTAGCAAGATCTAAGTTTACTGTACTCCACAGTCTTCCGCCTTCCTTATAAACAAATAAACGGGTAGCCAAACCGTCAGTAAAGTGAAAACCTTTACCATCCAGTTCCTGTTCTGTGTTGGCAGTGAACGCAAATGGATCTCTGACACCTCCAGATTCTTCTGTAATAATATGCTTTACGTTAATCGTATCAGCAGTAATTGACCCAACTACGTTGATATTTCTAGCTATGCTTACATTATCGTTAAATTGACTGGTACCAATAACTTCTAAACTACCAGCGTGGGTTAAGGGACCTTCGGTAAATTTTACTCGAAGCTTGTCTATTACGAGTTTGTCGTCTACAATGGAAAGCAATTGATTCATGGAATATCTCTCTTATTCTATATTTAGCTAAGAAACAAAATACAGAAAAAGATAGATAATCATATTATGCTACTTTTAACGGTAACATAACATATGAATAAATATAAAAAGAGGTATAAAAATGCCAGTAGCAATCACAGATGCGTTTAGACGAATAATAGTAAAACCAGACGATATAACGGTGGAAGCCGAAGAAGTTGGTGATACCCTGACCCTGGTTGCTGGTAGTGGAATTAGTCTAGTAGCCGATGCATCTTCTGATCAAATAACCATTACAAATAGTGCATCATTGGGATTTGTTACTTTAGACAACGTATTACTTGCTGGTAATTCGTCCTCAAGAACTGCAACTGTGGGACGACTCAATGTTGACAGTATTGTCATTGATAATAATGCAATTCAATTTTCTGATAGTACTTCACAAACCACAGCTTGGACTGGATTGACATCCGCAACTAGTTCAGTATTGGGAGGTGTAATTATTCCTGTGGTAGGAACAAGTGGTATTACAAATTCAAGCGGCACTATTGGACTAGCCACAGCTACCAATACACAACTTGGTGGTGTGATTATTCCTGTGGTGGGAACAAGTGGTATTACAAATTCAAGCGGTACTATTGGGCTAGCCACAGCTACCAATACACAACTTGGTGGTGTTAAAGTTGATGCATCAAGTATTACCATAAATGGTAGCGGAGTTATTTCAGTTCCAGCAGTTGCTACCCTTGGTCAAACTAACGGTATTGCTACCCTTGGTGCCGATGGTAAATTAACATCAGGTCAGATTCCAACAAGTTTGTCAGGCGCTATTATATTTAAAGGCACATGGGATGCTAGCACAAATACTCCAACACTTGTGGATGGAACTGGTCAAAATGGTTGGCAATATGCGGTGGCTGTGTCTGGCACTGTTAATCTTGGATCAGGAAGTTTATCGTTTGTTCCAGGAGATTTTATAATTTACAACGGTTCAATTTGGCAAAAAATTTCTGCCAATACTATTGCAGCCGCTGGTACATTAACTGGATCTACATTGGCCAGTGGAGTTACAGCAAGTAGTTTAACCAGTGTTGGTACAATTGGTACTGGTACTTGGCAAGGTACAGCAATTGCTGGACAATATGGCGGTACTGGTGTAAACAACAGCGGTAAAACAATTACACTTGGTGGTAACTTAACAACCAGTGGCGCATTTGCTACAACTTTAACTTCAACAGCAACTACAAGTGTTACATTACCAACAACAGGTACATTGGCAACATTAGCTGGTGCAGAAACATTGACTAACAAAACAATCAGCGGCAGTTCTAATACATTGTCTAACATTGCTAACGCAAGTTTAACAAACAGCTCAGTTACAGTTGGCTCTACTTCTATAAGTCTAGGTGCTAGTGCAACTACATTGTCTGGTTTATCAAGTGTTTCATCAACCAGTCTTGTTGGTGCTTTAACTGGCAATGCCGACACAGTTACAAACGGAGTTTATACCAACGGTAGTTATGCCAATCCTGCTTGGATTACCAGTTTAGCCGCAAGTAAAGTAGGTCTTGGTAATGTTACAAATGAATCAAAAGCAACAATGTTTGCAAGCCCAACATTTACTGGAACAGTAGCAGGTGTAACTGCCACCCATGTGGGACTAGGCAGTGTGACTAATGAATCAAAAGCAACAATGTTTGCAAGCCCAACATTTACTGGCACAGTAACAGGTGTAACAAAAGCACACGTGGGACTTGGCAGTGTTGAAAATACAGCACTAAGCACATGGGCTGGTAGCACAAGTATCACTTCATTGGGAACTGTAACTGTGGGTAGTGCTCCGGCTAGTGATGTATACGCATGGGCCAAAGCCGCTACCAAACCAAGTTATACAGCAACTGAAGTGGGTCTTGGAAACGTAACTAATGAATCAAAAGCCACTATGTTTGCCAGTCCTACATTTACTGGAACAGTTAGTGGTGTGACTGCTACCCATGTAGGTCTTGGTAGTGTGACTAATGAATCAAAAGCCACAATGTTTAGCAGTCCAACATTTACAGGTACTGTGAGTGGTGTAACAAAAGCACATGTGGGATTGGGAAGTGTTGATAATACTGCTGATGCAAACAAAGCAGTAAGTTCAGCTTCAACAGCAGGCACAGCAACTAACCATTACGGCGCAGGCGGTAGTTATATAGCTTCGAGTACTTCTGGTACCTCTTATGGCTCTGCTATCCAAATCCGTGAAGCAGGACTAAGTGGTGCCAATGGAAATGCCATGGCATTTGCCCCTAGACTAGGGTTTCATTGGAGTGCAGTAGTAGCATCGAGCATTGCAATAGAGGCCAGTGGTAGAATTGGTATTTTTAATAATCCTGGCACCGCGTATGAGGCATTTGTGTGCGGAACTCTTACAGCGTCAAACTTCTCTGGAACATCTTCTGGAACAAATACTGGCGATCAAACACTACCAACACTGGCAAGTCTTGGTGCCGCACCTACTGCAAATCCAACATTTACTGGAACAGTAAGTGGTGTAACAAAAGCACATGTGGGACTTGGTAATGTTGATAATACTGCTGATGCTAATAAGACAGTTTCTAGTGCAGGTAATGCAACCACTGCTGGCGGACTAGCAGTAGCTACAGGACGCAATAATAGTGCTAATCAGATAGTCCGTACTGATGCTAGCGGTTATATTCAATGCGGATATATTAATTCGTCAAGCGGAAACGAAGGTAATAACTCTAACCCATCAAGAGTTTGGGGTACAAACGGTTCCGACGACTATTTACGTACATACTTAACTAGCGCATTAAGTGTTAGCTATGCCGCGACCGCTGGTAGTGCGCCAGCTAGTGATGTATACTCATGGGCTAAACAATCAACCAAACCATCATATACTGCTACAGAAGTTGGATTAAGTAACGTTGGTAACTATACAGTTAACCAAAACGTTGGCACTGGTAATGATGTAACACATAACACTGTTACTGCAACTGCCTTTTATTACAGTTCAGATGCAACGTTAAAAACAAACATAAGCTCAATAACTAACTATTGGGAAACACTGGATGCACTTCGTCCTGTTAGTTTTGATTGGATTTCAAATGGTAAAAAAGATTTAGGATTACTAGCTCAGGATGTACAATCAGTAATGCCAGAGTCAGTTACAACTACTGATGCTGGAACATTGGCAATTAGTTCATCTGGAATTATTGCCAACTTAGTCGCCGCTGTCAAAGACCTTAAACAGCAAGTTGAAGAACTGACTAAACAGCTGAAAGGGTAACATATGGCAAGAGTAAACAACGACCAATATGATGCGCCGCGTAGATGGGGGCCTGGATATAATGATGGCCCAGACAACTACGCCGCGCCCACTTGGTATCATAACAGAGGAATGAAAATAAACAACCAAACTGGTAAAGACCTATTCCTTCCGGACAATTCTGAAGCTGAAAGAAATTCCGTATACCGTGCTGGTCCTGGTTCTAGAGAAACAGGCAACTGGATGGATGTTGCGGGACGATTAAGAAGAGATCAAGTGGCTGTAGGCGTTTATTGTTGGTCCGGTCCTAACTTTAATTTTTCTTTAGATCCTCAACCGACTCCTCCGGCATGCCCTAGTGGGTATAGTGACGGAGGAGTATATGCAACAAATGCGGTGATGCCAATATATGGCGACGGACTGGGGAAGACTTATAGACCACCATATGATGGAACAGTGCCTGTTACAGATTGGGCGGCAACCTACGGAGAGAACCTAGATGTTACAATAGCGGGAGCAACAAGAAACGCTATCTATATGTGTCAAAGTCTTGCCCAGGGATATTTTTGGCAATGCGGTGCATCATATCCCTATCAGTGGATTGTAGTAAGAGCATGTTATAGAACATAATATGATAGAAGTCGCGTTAGAAAATCTTGCTAAAGAGTTAGAATCAGTAGGGGGAGACTCTCTTTCTCTAGTAATACTATGGAATAGTGAATGTAGTCATTGTACGCCATTTTTAGAAATGGTTTGCAATGTTGAATTAAATTTTCCTAAATATAAATTTTATAAAGTTCACGTAGATGATGTTCCGTTATTTGCGCCACCAGCTATTCCGTCAGTGTCTGTATTTTACAACGGCGCACGATTTTTTGAAGGTTTAGGAGTGACCAATCAACAGACGTTTGAGAAGGGTTTAGAATTTTGGCAAACTGAGTGGGAAACAAACATAAGGAAACGCAATGACAATTGATATTGTTAATGTTGCATCTAGCACACACTCAAGCAACAGTGATAGCAATCTTGCTGGTGTAATCAAACTAATTATCTATAAAGAAAACGACATTGAAAGCGTACTACAACTAGCACCACCAGATATGAATAATTTTATTCCTATAGAGCAAGTCACTAACGACTTGCTTATAGAATGGGTCAAGTTGTCAAAATAGAATTAATTATGCTATTTTAAGTAGAATAGTTTCTTCGTTAATACGACCGTTCATTTTAGTGTCAGTAGCATTAATATCGTCTAAGAACTTACGCAACTGCACCTTGCCTGCGGCCTTGAACTCTTTGAGCTTTTCCTCAGGCTTGCGAACAGTCTTTTGAATGCTCTTAAACTCGTCAAAGTTAGTAATTGTAGTGCCTTTCACACCCAATGTATTAAACTCAGTAGCAACATAACGGCCCAGTTTACGTGTTTTAATGTTGAAAATCCACAATTCACCAGCACCAATAATATCAACAGGATTGATACTGACCAGCTTCAACGGCTCGTCTGTTTTCTTAAACTTGAGTTTGGCAATCAGCTTTTCTTTTGGCACTGTTTTGGTTTTACGTGGAGCACGGTTAACTTTGGCTTCCTGGGCCAGCATATCGCAAGCCATCATAATTTCTTGATAGAACGCAATCAAGTTCTTAATCTGCTTCTTGCTACGATGGCTGTATCCCTCACGTAGCTGTTCGTCTGCTTTGCCACTAGCAAGCTCTTCAAGTTCTGCTAGGTCACGACTATAAAAAGTTTTGATAATACGTGCATGGGCCGCTTTGACTTCTTTGCCTTTGAGCAAGTTCAGCATCTTAAATGCTTTTGGGTCAAACGCTTCTGGATCCTTTTGAAAGCCGTCAATAGCATCTTCAATTTCTTCGGTCATTTTGTATGCAGTTTCACGCACTCGATCTTGAATACTTGGCTGTACGCCTACTAGCTTAACCTCAACAACTTCACTATCGTCTTTATCATTTTTGCCATTTTCGATAGTTTCTACAATAACACCACGCAACCATGCGGCAGTGTCTCGACCTTTATTAAAGTCTGCACGAACAGCTGGCATACCACGAAGCAAACAACTTGCAATGGCTCCCATGGTAATATTAACACGGTTATCTTTAGTTTTCTTAAATGCCACAATATCTTCTTCGGCACACTCAACACTGGTCATCCATTTAATGACTGCTGGTTTTAAATCCTTACCGCTAAACTCCAAACGGTAGTAATTCATGGCATCGTGCCAATGACGCAAGAATTGATCCGCCGTCATTGTTTCACATCCATCCCAAACTGGACTATGATCTTTAACTGCACGAGTACGATGTTCAATAACTTGTTTTTTAGTTACTCGAGTTTTGGTTGCTACTTTAGCCATTTTTGCTCCGATATGTATTAAACAATATGTATATTATATATGAAGTCGCTAGGAAAGTCAAGCAATTTTTAACCAAAAAGAAACCCCGGGGGAGGCTATGCCAACGAATCCGGGGTATGTATTATTTTTGAGCAGCCGCTTCTTTTTCTTTCTTTTTGGCTTCTCTTTCCTCTTTGGTCATGGGTTTTTTGGTAACATCCTTACATTTTGGATCTTTCTTCAAATCACACTTTACAGCTGGCGTTTTTGGTGCTTCTGCCTTCTTTGCAGGTGTTGCCTTTTTGGCTGGCTCCTTTGCCGGTTCTGCGGCAAACGCTGGAATTGCTAATGCTAATGAAATTGCTAAAATGAACTTGTTCATAGGTCGCTCCTTTGATATTGTATTTATTTGAAAAAGAAAAAGTCCACGGACTATCCATGGACTTCTTCAAACTTCTTCATAGCTAACTGACGTGCTAGCCATAATCTAAACTTTACATGATCCGATAGTTCCAAATCCTCATGGATTATCTTACCAAATTCACGACTTCTTAGATTGCGGCCAAAAGTGAGCTCATCGTCTATTATGAGGTCACTGTCGTCTAAATCAAATTTACTTAGCGGCTGGCTTTGCGTCTGCTTTTGGTGCGTCTTTCTTTGCACTGTCACTTTTTGCAGGCTTCTTTTCGTCCTTCTTAACTTCTGCCTTAGCTGGTGCTGGAGCACTTGCTGTTGCGGCTGGAGTTGCAGGAGCGGCTGGTGCTTTAGCTGGTTCTGCGGCGAATACAGATGCGGCAAACAATGTTGCGATTAGAGTTGCGATAGTTTTCATTTTAAAGTTTCCTTTAGGTTAATGTAGAAATTTATATCCCTACATATATATAACGCCTTAGACTTGCATTGCGTTGACACAAATTGGTCAAGTCCAAAGACTATCACGAGCTTTGATCAAACGAATCATCATTTCAGTATCTTCCTTGTCATAAGCCGCTTCAATCTTAGTAGTAAGTTTAAGTGCCTTGTCAGCCATTTTACGAAGTTCGGGTGTCTTGTCACTGCCTATCCAACTTAGCTTGCCACCATTGGCTAAACGTGCCGCTTCACAGTAATCACTCCAACCGCTTGCGTCATGTGCATCTGGACGATTTGGATACACTGTAGTCCACCATACATATAGTTCTTTGATCTCTTTTGCACGAATTGCCTGACCAGTAGGCTTTCCATAGTCGGGATGTTCTGGACCACACCAATCAGTGTTGGTTAAGGTCATTGCCCAGTCAAGATGATCGATACCTGCTTGAGGACAACGCCAAGTGCGCCAACGGAACCAACCACTAGCCCAAAAGGGAGGATCATACTTAGCACGAGCTTCTTTATCTCCCCAGGCGATGTGCGACCAAGCTGATTCTATTTCAACAAAATCCACCAACTCATTGAAAAGGCAAGGAAGGAAACGGTTGCCAACATCCTGCCATTGTCCCGGTTTGATATCTCTGGGATGAGCAGTAAGACTATGAGTGCGACTAACCCAACGGTTATTAATATAGTACTTAATATCATATAATTTCCTTACGGGCCATGTGACAAAATCTTGAAGGTGTCCCAGGCCTTCTTCGGCTAGCCAATATCGAAAGTTGTGTTTCATCTGAGCCGCAGTGGTCCAGTCGTCCCATTCTTCAGCTGTGCCTGCGCTTAATTTTTTAGTGCCTCGAAGCCAGTCTGCAAAAGGACTACAACTCCAGTAATGTGTGTGCTGTGCCATTATATTTTCTCGTATGTTTGTGCAAATATATCTCGTTTAACTACACCGTAGTCGTCTTTACCGTGACGAACAATAACGTCTTCGCCTGTGTTATAGTGTAACTTCTCACCCCAACTTGTGTCAACTGATCCGGAGTGATCTGCTAGTTTGGCAAACTTAACAATCTTCTTTGGTGTGCAAACGCCATCGCCAAGATCGTCTTTAAGATCGTTGAATTTTTCTGGAGTAATAGGATACTGCTCACCTTTTGGTCCAGTCATGATATAGTAGCCCGCAGGATACTTAACTGGACCTTCAAGTGTATCGATCGTGCCAGGCTCATCTGCAATCTCATAACGTTCTTTGGCGGGACGCTTGTAGGTTTTGAATCCACCGTCCTTGAACCAATCGTCAGTAACACGTATACCTTCTACAATATTGATAAATTCTCTAATCATTTTCTATCGCCAAAAAGTTGTAACAAGTTTAAAAACAAGTTGATAAAGTCCATATACAAGGTCAACGCACCACTAACTTCTGCGGCTGGGGTTGTATCCACACTTAGTTCCTCACGGATCCGTTGCGTGTCATAAGCAGTCAATCCAAGAAAGATAATGATTGCCAATGCTGAGATAATCATTTGCATTACAGTGCTTCCAATAAAAATATTCACAATACTGGCAATGATGATAGCAATCAGTCCCACAATCATAAATTTGCCCATGCTGTCTAAACTACGTTTGGTAAAGTATCCATAAAAACTCATAACACCAAATAGTATGGCCGCACCCATGAATGCACTCACAATCGACCCCATTGTGAACACAGCAAAGACAGTGGCAAAACTCAAGCCCATCAAGGCCGCAAATCCATGCAAGCATAACTGTGCTACGCCTTTGCTGGGATTGTTACCCAACACATAGCTGACGCCAAAGATCGCCGCAAGTGGTGCAAAAATCACAATCCATTTCATCACACCTGTAAAAAAGAACGCCAGCAACTCTGGTGTAGTGCCTACCCAGTAACTGACCAGCATGGATACCACCACTGCTAGACTCATATGGCCATACACACGGCCCATTGCACTATTAATTTCTTCTGCTGAGCGGTAACTTAGAGCACCGCCACCTGTATAATTTGTACCAAACATGTTAGTCTCCTTTAAATAAATTTTGTAAGATCGGGCGGAACCCAACCTGTAGGTTTCAAAACTTTGCCATCTTCTCGCTTACGCACCTTGCCTGTGTCTCGATCAATCTTGGCAAAGTTTGTCATCATAACTTCTTTCCAAGCACCTTCTGCATCAAAGCCTGCACTGTGAATAGCACCGATGGTAACAACTAGAATATCTATAAGAGCATCTAGTTCTTCAACATCGTTATTCATAGCCCTTGCTTCTTGTAATTCTTTAAATTCTTCCTCAATTAAATTGAGATACATTTCGTACTGTCCTGGATCAAAAGTTCCTACACTCTGATCACACGCTTTCATAAACTTTTCTTGATCTCTAAACGGGTTCGTCATTATGCCATCCTATCTACGTTTTGTCCCGGGCGATTCATCCGGCGATTCATTTCAACTCTTTTTTCTTCGTTGGCTTTGAGATTTAATTTTACACGCTGTTCTTCAATACGCAGTGCTTCGTGTCGTTTATCTAAATTATTAATTAACATCTGTCTATACATTTCATTATTGTAATCTGTAATTCTGCTAACTGTCATAGTTTTTCTCCTACTTCAAATCCACGGAATCTCAAGAACCGCGGAAAACGCAAACTGTATGTTCCGTCTTGATTTTGAGTAATAGCATCTGCCCTTACCTCAACTACTTGACCAAAAATACTAGTCCGTGAATTCCAAAAAATATCACGATCACTGTCACTAAAACCACTGCCCACGTTGACTCGGATATCTTTGCCATCGTCGGCTCCTTCGCATACAAACGCTCCAAGGCGTCCATTGTTTCTTCCTGTGCCTTCTTCAACATCTTTTACCTCCAATGATACTTCAATGAAAGGCTTTAACTTCAGCCAGGCTGTACTGCGCTTACATTCATATCCTGCATTTGGATCTTTGATCATAATGCCTTCATAACCACCTGCAATAGCACGGGCATTAATTTCTTTAAATTGCTTTTGCCCTTGCTCTGTATTTAAATCAACATCTTCGTGACTGAGTACAGTTATGCCAGGCAATGAGTTTTCGTAAACATCAAACCAATTTTGCAACATTTCACTACGACGAATTTGAGGAGTATCACTTTCTCCAGCTTCAAATTCTTCTAATGTCAGCATGTCAAAAAGATTAAGAACTGCATCTGTACTTTTCACATCACTTTTGCGGTGTACTTGTTTCATCAAGTCTTGAAAGCTACTTGACATAATTTCACCATCTAACACCATTGCTTCACTGAAGCCGCCAATGCTTGCCACTAATTTTAATTGTTCAATCACGTGTGGGAAGTTTACAAGTTCTTTGCCATTTCGGCTAAACATATCCACCCGACCATCAGGGTGTACAATAGTGATGACACGAACACCATCCAATTTGACTTCGATAAGTTTTCTACCAAC